CGTTGCGTTCTTGTAAGCGATTGCGAACGCAACCACCTTGCCTGTAGCTTCGTCGAACTCGCGTTCATACAGTCGTTCGTCGTGCTTGTTGTCGGCCTCGTTGCGCTCGCGCCAGAACAGCGTGGATTGCTCGTCGTATTTCACGATCTGCTCAAGCAATTCGTAAGCGTTCATGATCACGTCGAGCTGATAGTATTCGTCGGTGGCTTCCACGAGGTTCTCGAAGTAGGTGGTCATTGCGTGTCCTTTCGTCATTCCCTTATCGACAAACCCAGTATACCACAACTAGTTAACACTGTTAACTAAAACCAAACACTGCCCTATACACCAAATACCAAAACCCTACCGTGGTATATGTACACACGGCCACCAGGAAAATACGCCCTACCATGAGAATGCCAATACGATCAAGTCAACCACGACCAACGCGGTAATGCCCTTTATCAGCCATTGCGGCGCGTACATCGCGGCCCACGCGTATAGATCTTCCAACCTATCCCCCAATTTCTCGATTAGCATAGGGCCTCCCCTCCCATGCCCACGAACACTGCCAATTCACGTGGGCTCTTGCCCGTGGTCTCCACGCTCAGCTCGAAATTTGACGGCAGATGAAAAACGGTCAAATGCGCGTCGCGGTAGCACGCGTAAACGTCCTCGTATTCCACGATTTCGCTCGAAACCTTCTCGCATTTGCGCCCTCGGTCCACGTAGAGCGTCTTTCGCAACTTCAACATGTCATTCCCTCCTTTTGTTAACGGCGTTAAAAGCATTGTACCCCTTGCCCGGGGGTAAAGGCAAGGGGGTACAATGACAGAAGGGAATAACAGGACGCTTAACCATCCACCTCGATGGTAACACGCCCGGTAATTACCTTCTTTTCGTTTTTTGGTTTTTCCACAACTTTTTCCCCGGATGTGGAAACTCCCGCATACTTGCCCCAGGCCTTTTTGTCCATGAATGCCACGTCACCGTCTAACGGCCCATCGTAGCCCTTCAATATGAGCCCGCTCGTGAATTGCCATATCGCGGCAAACTCCCAAGGTTCGATATTGTAGGGGACTACGATGTTACCGGGGTACTTGTCCGTATCGTGCGGATACCCCGCAACCCAGAGCCCGCATTTATCAGGCACCCACGATCCCTGAAAATCCTGGCAATGCGAAGCACTTATATAGATGAGGGGCCAGACCCCGGCCAGATCATGGAACTTCGCGAGAAAACGCTCGCACCATTCAACGTCGTTGGAGTTATTGCCCCATACCTCATAATCAAGCACGGGTATACCTCTGCCGACATATCCCGCGCAATTGTCATAGAAGAACTTGGCCTCTTCCTCCGGGCTGTACTCGCGTGCGAAATGATAGAACCCCCACGGGATGCCAAGCGCGATACATTCCTGAATGAACCCATCGCAATACTTATCTACGAAAAAGTCACCCTCCGTGGCCTTCGCGATGCAAAAACCGGGCTTCACCGCGGAAATGGATAGCCCAGATTGCCAATTGGATATATCTATGCCCTTAAGCATTGCCGCTATTCCCCTTGCCTAACATGTCCTTTATATCTGACAGAACTACGTTCATCTTCGTAAGCGCCTCCGTCATCGCGACACGCTCCTTGGAGTGCTGTTCTTCTTTTTCCTCGTGCCGCTTTTCCTGCTCGTTGTGCATCCATGCCATGTAAATGCATGCGACGATCGGGAACCCTACAGACCCAACCGCGTTAATCAACTCCTGCTCCATCGCTTGTCCTTTCCTCCTTATGCTTTCGCCCTTTGAAGCATAGCACGGAATCCTGGGTCACGTACACGGAAGCACCAGGGCGCACGGCCCGCAATTCTCCGCGCGTGGCGAGCATGCTCGCGTATGCCTTGGACACGCGAAGTTCCTCGGCCGCTTCGGCCAGCGTCATCAATTTCACGTGCTTAAACGCACTCTTATCCACCAGATAACGGTCTATGGCCGGGTTGTAGCTAATATATAGGTCCTCCCCGGTGATCGCGTTCGTCGCGACGAAACGACCGTCTGCATATTCGACGGCCTCGAATTCAAGCCCCGTGAACGGGCAAGTAATCATTACCTTTTGCATGATATTCCCTTTCCTTGTGGTAACATTGTTAATGCTGTTAACCATCATAGCACAAGGGAAGGACGGGAAAACATGGCAACATCGAGCGAATCGTATAACGCGCGCAGGCGCTACGTCCGCGCGGCATCGAGTTATCTTAAAAAGGCGGGCAAGACCGTGGGCACGGCCCGTGAGCGTTACCGCTATCTGGCGAAAGACGCCATCGAGAAAGCGGCCTCACTGTATGAGCGTAAAGGCAATATCGTGCGCAAGGGGGAATTTACGCGGCTGGCAGATGAGTTGAGCGTGGATTTGCGCGAGCATATGACGAGCCCGCAGGACTTATCGAAGGAGCAGCAAGTCAAGCGCGAGCGCGTCATTCAAGAGTCTAAGGAAGTTTCCGGCCGTGGGCTTTCGACGCAAGATCGTCGTGATGCAGAGGCACGGGCCATCCTGTCCGGCCCCCTGGGCTCGCGAATTTATGCGGGTTTGGTCGATGTATGGAGTCAACCACAATTTGACGAGACCGGGCAACTGGTCAACAAGAAAAGCACCACCGAGATAAACAAAGCCATCATGGATTACTTCGGCGCGTCCTCCATGATGGACGTGATAGAGCAACTGGAAAAGCGCATCGACTTATACGCAGACCCCGAAAGCCTCGAAAAGTACGATACGGTGTCCCTTGCCATCCAAGACTATCTCTACACGTCCATGACCGTGCAACAGGAGCAGGCATGACGGCCCGCAAGGGCAAGCGGGCAAGGCAGAAACCGTATAAGATCATCGGGGCTTACGACTCAGAAACCACGAACATAAACGACCGGGGCAGCGTGTACGCATTCCCGGTGTCGCACCAGCTAGGCATCCTGGATTGCCCGATAACGGAAATAGACCCCGGTAACGTCCGCGAGCATGCGCACGTGGACATATACCGGCATGCCGTTGACCTCTATACACGTTTGGAAGAGCTCGCGCAGCCCCGCGCCGATTGCGTGCCGGTGATCTTGTGCCACAACCTGGCATTCGATATGTATGGGCTTAGCCCATGGCTCATGGGCCGGGATTGCCGCGTGCTTGCAAAGTCGCAACGAAAACCCATCACTTTTACCGTCCTGGATGATAACGGCAAGCCCGCCCTCGTCATCTGGGATACGCTGGTATTCTCCCAGCAGCCCCTAGAGCGCATGGGCGAGGATTGCGGCTATAAGAAGGCCGTTGGCATGTGGGACTATGACCGTATCCGCACACCTGAGACCCCGTTGACTCCCGACGAAACGGAATATGCGAAGGACGATATCTACGCGCTATTATCCTGGGTTTCGTGGTGGCTATCCCGCAACCCTGAGATAGACCCGGGCATGCTGGGCCTTAACGTCGTGACGAAAACGGGCGTTGTGCGCATGCGCCGGAAACTACGTTTTGCCAAGCTCAAGAAAGGCCGCTACAACGTAGGCCGGCAATGGTTTTTGATAAACCAGCAGCAAGCGCCCAAAAGCGACGATGAACTCTTCACCATGCAGGCGGCCACGCGCGGTGGCCTCACCTTCTGCGCGTCGCGCTTCGCGTCCTTGCCATTCGAGTTGGAGAATACGGGCAAGATCGTGGCGGCTTTCGATGCCACGTCCCAGCACCCGGCGCAAATGGTATCACACCGCGTTCCCGTCCATTTCCGGGAAACCACGCCCGAGGTTTTAGAACTTGCCTTTAAAGTCATAGGACACAGGACGGTATCGGATATCCTCCAGCGCTGGTCGAAACCCTTCACGCGGGCGATATATGCGGCATACACCTTCGACAATTTGCGGCCCAAGCCCGGCAGCGTGTTCGCGGAATATGGCATATTCCCGCTTGCATCGGCACGTTTCCATGACAAAAAGTGCCAGGAGCTAGACGAGGACAACGGCGATGCCCAGGCCCAGGACGATATGAGGCGCACGCGCGGCTATGCCGATAGCGCCAAGAACCCCGTTTTTGCGTTTGGCAAGCTCGTGAGCGCGGAAAGATGCACGCTATACGTGACCGAACTTACCGCATGGGAGATACAGCAGGCCTATATATGGGACGGAATGCACGCGGAACACGGCTATATCACCGGGCGGTTCGTGCGGCCCTCCGACATGGCCGTTATTTCCGTGATGCAATTCTACCAGGCCAAGAACACCTACAAGAAAGCCCGCACGGAGTACCTTAAACGGGACACTATAAGCAATGGCGAGGACTTGCGCCGGCTTGGTTTCGCGTCGGCCATCGTGGATGACATGGAGGCCGGGACGCTATCGCGCGTCGACCTGGAAGCGGGCTATCTCGCCACGAAAGCCGACCTCAATAGTCTTTTCGGCATCGAGGCCAGCAATGAGTATCGGCGCGATACGATACTAGGCGCGGCTGGCATCGAGTACACGGGCGATATAGGCATTGCGAACGGGTCTAAAAACCCCAAGGCGTGGTATCAGTACGGGCAGCGCATCGTGGGTTGGTCGCGTATCGCCCAGATATGCGTCATGGAGCTGCTACGCCCGCATATCGACGGAATCATAAATGGGGATACGGATAGCATCAAAGTATTGTGCGACTCCGACAAGCTCCCCGACGTGGAGCGGGAATTGTCACGCCTGGGGCGGGCTATCGACCGGGGCAAGGCCGATAACTGCGCCCGCGTGAAGCAAGTGTACCCGGCGCAATATGACGCGCTCACGGGTATCGGCCATTACGTATTGGAGGACGTGGAGGAACGGTTTTGCGCGGCATGGAACAAGGCCTACGCGGCCCAGGACGAGAAGGGCCGGATATCCTTCACGCTCGCGGGCGTGCCTACCCGCGACATTCAACGCAAGAACGCAGATGGCAAGCTTGAAACCGTGAGAAGGAGGCTTGACGGCCTCGCGACCGAATTGGCCGCGAACGGCGCGAAATTCGGCGAGATAACCGATATTCTGCTAGGTTACAACGTCACCTTCGCGCCGGATATAACAGGGCTTAACGCCCGAAAGTTCCCGGAGTGGGGAGACCTGGTGAACGAACGGGTGACTGATTACCGGGGCATGACCTCGCGCGTGGTGGAGCCCGCGGCGCTCGCACTCTACCCCATGGCAAAGACGATAGGAAGCACCGATTTCCGCGATAACCGGGTTAATCTCAAGTACGCGCAAGCGAACCGGCCGAGCGTGAACGTGGAGCCGGTTATCGTGACGGGTAATGGCATTGTGAGGATTGGAGGTTAGCATGCCTAGATACTACGATTGGTCCAAGACCTTCTCATATCAGACCGGGACCCAGGGCGAGGTGTGCCTCGTGGCAGGCGCGAAGGATATCGGCAAGACTTTCGGGCTGCGCCTCCAATGCGTGCAGGACTTCCGCAAGCGCGGCCGGCGCTTCGCGGAGATATGCCGCACGGCCGAGGAAATGCGGGCCGTGGCATCGGGATATTTCGACAAGATACAGGACGCGGGGTTTCATACGGATTTGCGATTCAAGGTGGAGAAGCTCACCGGCTACGCGGCCAAGCCCTCGAAGAAACCCGATTGGAAACCCATCATGTATTTCGCCGCGCTTACCAATTTCCAACGCGAGAAGAAACGCACCTATACCGGCATCTACCGTTATATCTTCGATGAGATGGCGATAGACCGCAAGGACAGATATCATCGCTATCTGCCCCATGAACCGCTTATCCTGGCGAACCTCCTGGACTCCATGAGCAGGCAGCAGCCGGACGGGGACGTGTATCGGCTTTACGGCCTCATGAACGCCTGCGATATGACATGCGTTTTCTTTCCCTTTTTCGGAATAGACCGCATACCCGAATACGGCTATAGCTTTTACAACCAAAAGCACACGTTATTGCACTACGTGGAGCCATGGGACGCGGAGCAGCGGCAAGTGGGCACGTTGGTGGGCCGCATGCTTAACGGCCATAAAGAATCGGAGATGATCTTCCAGAACCGCTTCGCGGCCTACGATAACGGCGAGGTTGCGGCCAAGCCCCACAATGCCCGCTACGCGTTCGCGTTGGTCTACAACGGCCAGAAATTCGGGGTATGGGTGGACTATAAGAACGGGCTTTTCTATGTGAATTCCAACGTCCCGCCCAGGGCCAAGAACGTCTACACGCTGACCAAGGCCGATAGCTCCATAAACATGACCATGGTTCGCAAGGCCGATAGCGTCATGAAGATCATGATGCAGGCGTTCTATGCGGGCGGGCTCCGCTATGAATCGGTTGCATGCCGCGAGAAGTTTTTATCGCTGCTCGGTTTCATGGGCGTACAATAAGTGCTTGACATTTAACGCCGCTAAGTTACTATAGTTCATACAGAAAGGAGGTGAGGACATGGCGCGTAACCGGTGGATTTACCAGGAACGGGACGTACCCGAGCCATGGGCCGTTCATGTGTGGCTATTCGATGATTGGACGATCGACTTCGCCCTCTATGCCGAATGGCTCCCGTTCCATGCCGTGCGCGTGACCGGCGTTCCCGCGAGTTTCGATGCGTTTGCGGAAGCGCTGGAAGCGACCCTCGCAAAACATGGCGTGAACCTCGACGTGGAGGATATGAAAACGCTTAACAAGCATTGGGTGCGCTTCGCAATCGACAACGACATTTTGTAGAAAGGACGTAAAACCATGACCAACGAACTCGCAACCGTGAACATCAACACCATGCTTTCGCAGGATGCGGGCACCATGCTCTGCTCAATCGAGGCCGACCCCTCCGACCGCGAGACCATGGCCCGCGTATTCAAGGCGCTGAACGACCCGACGCACCGCGTGGCCGACTTCATCAACAAGGAAATTCCCGTGGAGAACATCTTGATAGAGGCCGCGGATATCCTCAACGAGGATACCGGCGAGATCGACCGCGTTCCGCGCGTCGTGCTCATCACGCCCGAAGGCGAGTCTTACCAGGCCGTTTCCATGGGCATGTTCAATGCCGTGAAGAACGCTTTCCGTTGCTATGGCAAGGCACCGTGGAAGCCGGCCCTCACCTTCGCGATCAAGCAGAAGCCGGTGAAGAACGGTTCCATGCTGACCGCTGATGTATACTAGTGGCGTGGCTCCATATGGCCCGCGTCTAGCGTAGACCTCGGATACTCCGGCGGGTGGCTCCCGCACCGACGCGCGGCGCAAGGAAAGCGGTGCGCGGTACGTATGGATAGCTGCAATCTAGGGCCGTGCGTTCGTGCGGCCCTTGCCTTTAGGAAAGGGAATGACATGGCATTCGATAGGAAGAAACTTCAAACGCTGAAATGGCTGCGAAAGATCGCTACCACGATACCCAGCGGGATGAAAACCCCCTATAACCCTTACCGTGACGATATCTTCGTGCGCTTCGGGCGCTTCTACGCCACGAACGGGTATTTGGTGGCGTGCGCGTCCTGGGACGAGAACATGCACGACGGGGACGATGAATGGTTGACCGTGAAGCGGTTCGAGGACGAGAAGGGGCATTTGCTCGAAGCGTTGGAGTTCATGCCGTATGAGCGCTACGACCTGAAAAACGATGCGTTCGAGAAGTTTTTCCCGGTTCCCTCGAATAGGCGCAAGCCCGATTATTTCTATATGCCGAGCCCCGTGCTGGTGACGCTTGCCATGAGGGGGTTCGCGCTGAACGACCTTTACCCCACCTACCAGATGACGGATACGCAAGTGCTATACTCGGCGCACAACCGAGATATCGAGCTTCGCGTGTCGTGCATGCTCGCGATAGAGAAATAGGAGTAACACCATGGCCGATAACACGAACTTGTCAAACGATAACACCAATGGTACCCTGGACGCGACCGGAAAAGATGCCGCCCAGGGCGCAGGGGCCAACCCAGAAGATACGCGGGCGAACGTCGATTACCAAGCGATCATCGACGCGCAGACCAAGACCATCGAGAACCAGCAGAAGCTCGTGGAGCAGCTTTTGGGCAAGGTGGATAGCATGAACGCGCAGATTGCCACGTATGTCCGGTCAGTCGGAGCCCCGGCCCCAGAGGGAAGCACTCCCCCGGACGATGGAACGAAACCGCCCGCAGGCGGCATCCCCGAGGATTACGTATACCTCAAGGACCTGGGCAAGGAGATCGGCAAGAGGTAGCCTTACCCCGCATATCATGATGCATGGCCCCTTTTGCCGTAGAGTGAAAGGGGCTGAATTATGGCCGTCAAAAACAGTACGATTCTCGAAAAGGCATGGTTGGAGGGTAGCAACGATTTCCAGCAGCGCATTCCAAATCCTAGTGTCGCTGGATATGCAACTGCCGTGTCGGCGCTTTTCGACCCTATGAACGGCAATTTTTACAATGAGTTTTCGGGGCTTTTGAATGGCATCATCGCAACGTATGTCGATGTGCGCCGTTTCGAGAACCCGCTCGCGGTGCTCAAGCGCACGGATCGTGAATGGCGCTTCGGTTTTAGCGAGCGCCACCTGGCCGTGAAGTACCTCCAAGGGCATACGCCGCGCTGGGATGATGAAACCTTGCTGAAAGTGGAGCGTCCCGAATTTGTCGAATGGTTCTATTCCCTGAACTACGAGAACCGTTATGAGTTCTCGTGGAGCCGCTATCAAATGCAGCAGGCTTTTGCGGCAGATGGCTACGGTTTCGACGATCTCCTTGCGGCCACCGTCACGCAGATGTATTCGAGCGCGTCTTACGACGAGATGAACACCATGCTGCAGGTTTTCGCCGAGGCCGACCAGCGCATGGGCGGGCTTTTCCGCTATCACCTGGACACGGTTCCCGATGACGAGGCATCGGCTAAGGCGCTTCTGAAGGGTATCCGCGCGACGGCAGGCCGCATGCGTTTCCCGTCTACAAACTACAACCACATCCCGGTTCCCGTTCATACCGACGGCTCGCGCCTGGTGCTGTATGTGACTCCCGAGGTCATGGCCTCCATCGACGTGGACGCGCTTTCCGCTGTTTTCCAGCTCCCGAAGGCCGACCCGAACGAGGTTCTCTACCGCATCATCCCGGTTCCCGAGTTCCCCATCCCCAATGTCGTGGCGATTCTCGCCGATGAGGATTTCATTTATTGGCGCGACTACATGACGGGCATGGAGCCGCCTTTCTACACCCCCAACAACCGCACGACGAAGTATTATTACTTCGCGTCTGCGGCTGTCGGCTGCAATCCCGCAGCCCCGGTGTGCATGTTCACCACGGAGGAAGCAACGGCCATCCCGACCGTCACCATGGCTACCACGGGCATGGCATTTAACCCGGCCACTTACCAGGTAGCCCCGGGCGAGACCGTGAAGCTGAACATCGAGCTGAACGGCAGCGTGACGGGTGGCGATGGCAAGATCGCGGTAGAGCCCGACGCGGCAATCTACACCGTGGGCGCGGTTCGCACGGGCGAGGGCAACAGCACCGAGGCCGTCGCGCTGAACTCGCGCACTTACGTGGACGCGGCCGGCATCCTGCACACGCAGAAAACCGGGCTCGAAGTTGGGGACGTGATCACCGTCACCGCGACGAGCGTTTACACCAACCCGTCCGGCCAGACCCCGACGTATACCGCCACGGCTACCGTCACCGTCGTGGCACCAACGGCCCAGGGCGCGAAGGAATGCGCGGTGGAGACCGACCCGTATATCACCTACACGGATGAGACCACGGAGGCCACGGCATCGGAATAGCGCTATAATGTGCGCACCTTCCTTTCCATAGGTCGAATGGGATAGAATGGAGCCGGGACATAGTTCCCGGCTCTGTTCTTTTTGGAGGTAAAGGCATGCCAGACTTTCCGCATATGAGGGAAACGCCATTCCCGCACTTGAACAACGTCGACGTTTACAAGTACCAAAACGAGTTCGACTACTCGCGCTATGACAACGCGCAGATGCATATAACGCTCTGTTCCGTTCCCTGGGACATGGGCGAGGCGCACGTCGGGGCCCGCACCATTAGCGGTATCGGTAACGTCGTGTGGTTCGAGACGGAAAAGAAAAGGGATGATTGGTTCGAGGCAATCCCCGACAAGGACTGTTACCGCTTCGATACCAAATACAAGGAATTGCACCGTGATAATCAGATAACCGTCCCCGTGCCATTCGACGTGGCAAGCACCTACAATTATCTGATGGTGGAATACGAGCCCTTCGCGGCCGAGGGCAGCCCCGTCCAATATGAACGCCCGGGCGGGATTGATAAATGGTTTTGGTTCGTGCGCGAAGTCGAATTCCTGGCCCCCAACTCGACGCGCCTGCACTTGCTGAACGACGCTTTCCAGACGTTCATGTATAGGATGCATTTTAGCGGCATGATCCTGGAACGCGGGCACGCGCCAATGCTTGATATCGACGCAGACGCGTACCTGTCCAACCCCGTCGCGAACAACGCGGGCCTGCTCGCGGAGGACGTGAACTTCGGCAGCATTCCAAGCGTCGCGAAACGCTATGCCGCGCACGTGTTCAACGATGACGTTTACGCGTGCATAGTATCGAGCGCCACGCCGAGTGCGGGTTGGGGCAGCAAGGGCGCGGACACGTGGCACACGCCCGCAACACCCTATAACCAGGTGAACGGTATACCGGGATACCGTATCTTCGCAATGGAGACCGGGGACTTCAACGATTTCCTATCCAATATGCAGGACACCTGCCCGCAGTTCGCGCAGACGGTCAAGGGCGTGTTCTTCGCCCCGAAGGAACTCGTGACGTTGGGGAACAAGTTCACATTCTGCGGGACGGCTTGCCATTATGTCGCGACCTCCCAAAAGACGCTGGACTTCGTGACGCTTGATAAAACCATGTTCGGCTATCCATCGCGCTATGCCGATATCGCGAAGCTCTACACCTATCCGTATGCAGCCATCGAGCTGACCGACGAGCAAGGCAATATTACGGAATTGCACGTGGAGGACACCACGGGCAAGTTGCAGATTAGCGCGGCGCTTTCGCTCGCATATCCGGCGATATCGCTCCATGCCCACGTCCTGGGGGCGGGCGGCTCCACGCGCGGGAACCTTGCTTTCGTGAACTTGAATGAGCGGTCGTTGACCATCGGAGGCCGGTGGTACGAGACGCTGCGGACGTGGGATGTGCCAATATTCGGCATCATCCAAAGCGGCGCGAAGCACAACGACTTCGCCACGCACTTCGACCGCGAGCAGGCCGTCGTTGCCTACACCAACAGCTACGACAGTGCCATCGCGAGCGCGGACACCGCACAGGATAACGCCGTCGCAAGCGCGAACACCGCGCAAGACAACGCGAACGCGAGCGCGGACACGGCCCTCGCGAACGCGAACGCGGCAGCGGACACAGCCAAGACGAACGCGGATGCAGGCGCGGACGTTCTTGTGTCGAATACCGCGATTCAGACCACGGCAAATGCCGCCATCACGTCGAGGTCTAATCAAGCGGCCCTATCCGACGCAAACCTTGCAAACTTGCTATCGCAAGCATTACAGGCATGGGAAAGCGGTTTCGCACGTGAAACCGTGAACAACGAAGTAGACGCAGCATACGCGTCCGCGGCAATCGGCGCGGCAGGCGGCGCTATTGGTTCTGCGGCATCCGGGGCAATGTCCGGCGCGTCATTGGGGCCTGTAGGTGCGGCGGCAGGTGCTATCGGCGGCCTGGTATCCGGCGCTATTTCCGGCGCTACCACCATGGCGCAAACCGTAGTGGCGGCAAACCTCAAGGAAAGCCAAGCCGAAGCAAGTATCGACCTATCGCAGGAAAAGGTGGACGCGACTTCCCAGAACAACACCGATAGAACGACCAACCAGAATTCCGCGAACAGCGCCAACACGACCACATCCAACACAGCCTCCACGGGCGCGAGCGCGAACAGCGCAGCGACGGAAAAGGTGAACGCGACCCGCAACCAGACCACGCAAAAGGCGAACGCGACTAGGACGAACACGACCGATAAGGCGAACGCAGCACGTTCCAATACCACGGACAAGGCGAACGCGACTAGGACGAACACGACGGACAAGGCGAACGCGGGACGTGCGCGGAATACCTCGATAAACGCGATTGATAACAGCATCGCGCAACATGCGCTTGATGCCCCGTTCGAATTCGGGGAGTTTTCCAACACGGGAAACGCGCCGGTCAAACCGCAAGCGTTGATAGCGAACATAATCACGCAAAGTGCGAGCGCGATCAAGCAGGCCGGTGACGAGTTCCTACGTTATGGCTACATGTACGAACAACAGTATGATTTCGACGGGAATTGGAACAAGGGGAAGTATTTCACATACTGGAAGTTGCGCGATTTCTGGGTGAAGAACCTCAATATTCCCGATATGTACGTCGATAAGCTGAGATTCTTCCTGTTCGGCGGTGTCACCGTATGGAGACGGCCGGAGGATATCGGAAATGTTACAATCTACGAGAACATGTGATTGGAGGGCGATATGAGCGACGAGCAGACGGCCAATGATAAGGCCCTCGATATCAACAAACTGATTGATAAGCCCCTGAACGAGCTGACCGAGGAAGAAGCGGCGTTCGTCATCGACTATAAAGCTGCGATAAAGGCCCGCGACGATGCCTACATGCAGCGGCAAACAGAGCTGCGCGAGCATATGCAGGAGCTGGCCGCAATCCATGGGGAAATGGCCGCGAAAGCCGAGGCGCAATTGGAAGCGTTGACCGCGCACGCCATTGAAGCGTATAAGGTGGCAAGCAATGGGTAGCAGGAATCGAAACAAGCGCGGGACCGGGTTCTTCGGGGACAATTTCTGGCAAAGCGACAACTTCAACCAGCGGGCCTATTTTAAGAACCTGGACATGCTGCTCGCAATGGCCATGAACCGTTTCCGCTGGGTTGGTTTGCCCGATACATGCGACGCGAGGTTTTTGGAATCGCAGCTCCACCGGCTTGGCATCGCCACAATCTGCCACCGTCCCGAGACCCCGGACATTTGGGAAACGCTCATCGCGTCCCCTGATGACTCGTATAACAAATACGGCATCCCGACGCGGTGGAGGGCCACGGGATGGAACCCCAACGACTCGGGATATGAGGTCACGCCCGAAAACGGGGAGATAATCTATTACTCCTGGTCACGCATCCATATCTGGTCTGCCCTAGAGCTTTACGCCCGCAAGCTCGCGCATTATGAGCGCACGGAGGATATCAACCTCACGCACCAGCACAAGCCATGGGTTTTCGTCGTGCAGGATAAGGCCCAGAAGCTGCAAGCCGAAAACGTCATGATGCAGACCATGGGCGGGGAGCCCGCCATCATCGTGAATGCACCTGGTATGCAGCTCATCGAGGGAATTCAGGCAATCAATACCCAGGTGCCATACATCGGGGAGGAATTGTCGCAAGGCTACCAGAACGTTCTCCAAAATGCGCTTTTGTGGCTCGGTATCCCTCATCTGGCATTTGAAAAAGGCGAGCGCATGATCGAGGACGAGGCGCGGGCGAACACCGCGCCGACTAATATCATGCTCTTGAATTGCCTGAACGCCCGCCGCGATGCATGCAAGCGTCTACGCGAGCTTGACCCGGCGCGGTTCGGGGACTTGTACGTGTATTTCAATGATGATTGGGAGTCCTACAACTTCAACTACGTAAACAACGTGGAAGCGCAAGCCCAGGACGGCATGGCCCAGGATGGAGGGGTCGAAGATGAAGAATTGTGATTGTTTCACCGAGATTGACCCCCAATTCTTGGAGGATATCGACACGGAGATAGGAAAGCCCGAATGGCACGCGATCTATACCGTGCGCCTGGGTGCGATCATCGAGGATGGGATATTCGATTGGACGCGGCCGGAGCTGGATTGGAGCGTCGCGGCATATAGCCCGGAGCAATACGAGCGTGTGTGCGCCTACTTCATCGAGCGCTACCGCTACGAGGAGATAAGCATCCTGCCGGTGAAAGAATGGATGCTATCGCTGCGCAGGCGCTTGATCTACGAACTCATGCCCAAGTACAAATGGCTCTATAAGCGCGTCGATGATGGGATAAATCCCTTCCAAGTGGGGGACGAGTACCACAAGCGCCGGCAGATATCGAGCGACTACCCGGAGACGTTGCTGAGCGCGAACGCCGATTATATATCCGACGGCACGGACCTCGAATACGAGACGCTTAAGGAAGAAGCGGTAGCAACCATGGTACGCGACTACGCGGATATCTATCGCGACGTGGACCAATTGCTTCTCGATGACTTGGAGATTATGTTCGTGCAGCTGTATACTGCTAATGTAAACGGATTGTAAGGAGGTTGCATGATGGATTGTTGCAATCACCATAGCGGCCTGGGATGGGTGGCCCGCTGGATGGGCTTCACGGACTACGTTCCGACCGTTCCCCAACTCTATTGGAACGTGGACGGCAACGAGCAGCGATACCACCTGCTATGCAAGCAGCTTCACAAGCTTGTTTGCTACGCCGACATGCTGGGCCAGAAAATCGACCTCGACCATGCGGCCATTGACGAACTCGAAAAGCAGTTCGAGAAGTTCATGGAATCTGGGTTCGACGACTACTACAAGGCCCAACTTGAAACGTGGATTGACGCGCATATGCCCGATATCATCGGGAAATATGTGCGCATGGTCTTTTTCGGGCTCACGCTGGACGGGTATTTCGTGGCCTACATCCCCGAGGGGACTGGCTGGGACGATATCGTGTTCGACACGGGCGCGGTTTACGGCTCCGACGAGTACGGCCGGCTCATCCTCAATTATGCAGTAGACGGGGAACCTCAGCCGGTAGACCAGGGGTCTGAGCCATCGCGTGATGACTTCGAGCAGCTTCAACGGCTCGTCGCGTCGATTGATGGACGCGTGACCCATAATGAGGACACTTTATATACCGGTATGCAGGAGGTGGAGGCATGAGCGTAGACTGGGGAAAGGCCATGAGGCCCACCGTGCACGACCTGGTAGAAGCCACCAACGGAAATACGGACTACATCGAGGACACGTTGCCGGGGTTGCTTGACGAGAAAGCCGACGTGACGGCATTACCGCATATCGAGCACGGCATCACTACCACGAGCGGCGCGGCAAACGCAGATCGCACGGTGGCCGTCACGTTCGATACACCGTTCAATGACGTGCCGAGCGTATGCGCCACCTTGCGCACGACCGCACCGGCAAACGGCAGCGTGTCGGTGAGCGGTGTTTCCGCCACGGGCTTTAGCATCCAAGTGAAGTACAGCACGGCAAGCGATATCCCGGTGCACTGGATAGCAGTCGGAGAATAGAAAGGATTGACCAATGGCAATTCGCGAGTATATCGGGGCGCGCTACGTCCCTATCTTTGGGCGCAAGGGCGAAGAATCCATCGCGTGGGATAATAGCAAGCCCTACGAGCCGCTTACTATCGTTCTTTACCAGGGGAATAGTTTCACGTCGCGGCAGTACGTTCCCGCGGGAATCGACATCAACAACGAGCAGTACTGGGCAAGCACTGGTGTTTACAATGCGCAGGTGGAACAGTACCGCCAAGAGGTACGGCAGTTTGATGGGCGGATTACCGCTAATGCTGAGGGCATCGAGGCACTTGCCGGAGATTTGGATACGTTCGAGGGAACGACTAATACGGCTATCGCGGCCACCAATGCCGACCTCAATACCTTCAAGGAGACCACGAACGCAGCTATTGCCGAGACTGACGCAGACCTCGACGCGCTTTCCCAGGCCGTCAGTGCCGATGGCTGGGTTACCACGCCGCGCATCGCAGATGGGGCAATCACCCACGCAAAAATCGGTGAAGGGGCCGTGACCTCGATTAACATCAATGACGGCGCTATCGGGCTTGCGGACATGAACTTAAACGTACAGCAGCGCATGAGGGCCAAGAGCCTACGATATTCCCGGATTGTGTTCATCGGTGATAGCTACGGCCGAGGTGTGGGAGGCAACGCAGACCAGGGTTGGCCGTACTACACTGCGTCTTATCTCGGGCTTTCCGAGTCACAATGGATTAACGTGTCCAATAGCGGCGCGGGTTTCATCGCTACGGGCCATTCCGAGGGCCTTTCCGGCATGACGTTCCAAGACCAGATCGACTACGCCTACAACCATCTGCCCGCGAGCTGGGGTGAATCTGACGTATCTGTTGGCACATCCGCGCAAGCCGTCGATCTGGTAGTGATTGGTGGCGGATACAACGACCATGCGCAGACGGGCATCCCCGCGGCCGTGAAAGCCACCATCACGCATGCAAAGACCCGTTTCCCGAATGCACGTATCGTCTGCGTCCCGCTTTGCGTTGGTGATCGCGAGTTGAACGGTGAGTTTTGGAGCGCATATCATCGCATCCTAGACGGCGCGATGCAGGCGGGCGCTGCTACCACCGAGAACGGCTTATATTGGCTCATGCCCTACGCCATCACGTGTTCGAGCGGTGACCATATCCACCCGAACGACAGCGGTTATAAGGTAGAGGGCTACAACATGGCATCGTTCATCATGGGCGGGAATTGCGAGCCCTATTCCACGGCCCTCGGTGCAAGTGCCGAAGGTTTCTCGGTGGGCAGTGGCACGACCAATAACGGCTTCCGCTGCGGTGTGAGCCAGGGCGTGGCATGGGCTTCTGGCAACTTCTCGCGCAATGGCACGGGCCATGGTGTGCTGTGCACCCTGCCATCGTACCTCCGGCCGCTTAGCACGGTGTACCTGCTCGCGTTTGCGTATGCCGATAGCGCACACCATGGAGTCATGCGCCTGCGTTTGACTACCAACGGGAACCTCGAGACATTTGCGCTTGAATCTGGTGAGTGGGATAACACTCTGAATTGGACGATCTATCTTCCGTATATCACGATCGCGCTGGGGCATACGTGGCAGTAGCCTAGCCCCTCCACCCCGAGGGCTTGCGAGACGGGCCGAGACCTCCCAAGGCATCGAGTCTTGGGGGGTTTTATTTTG